TATTATCTTTTTTATTATTTTTCATAAAATCACCTAATTTAAAATTTATTTTCATTAGGATTATACGTTGAAAAGTGTAAAAAAGCAACAGGAAAGGAGGAATTTATGGCTAAAAATATGGAACTGAATATAGTTATGAGCGCGGCTGTAGCAGGAGCATTGACTGGAATGGCACAGGTTGCAAATGCTATGAAAAATACAGCAAAAAGTGCAGAGGAATTAGGAAAAAAGGCTAAAGAATTGGAAAAGGCTCAAAGAGCTTTGGAAAAAGTCGAAAAATTAAAAAATGCATATGTAAATGTAAGCAAGGAATATCTTAATGCCGCAAGAAAACTTCACGAACTCAAAGAAGCATACAACAAGACAGGACAAAGTAATACTGAACTTGCTAAAAAAATAAAAGAGCAGGAAAAAGTTGTAAACAGTTTAAACAAACAAAAAGAACGCCAAAAACATGTGTTTGAAGCCGCAAGAAGTGCAATTGAAGGCGAAAATCAAAGTTTGGGAAGTTATAAATCCCAATTAACCAAAGTAAATTCTGAACTTGAAAAGATGAATAAATTGAAAGAAGCCCAAAAAAGATACCAAGCTCGACAGGAAAATATTGGGAAAGTTAAAGAATTCGGTGACAGAACTTTTAATAGAGGAATAGCAACAGCTGGAGCATTGGCAGTACCTATGAAAGTTTATATGGATGTAGAGGAAAGTCAGGCAGATTTGCGAAAAATGTTAGGCGATGAAGCAAAAAAATATTATGCAGAATTAAGAAGTATTTCGGATAAGTCTCCTTTAAGTCAACCTGAAGTTTTTGAAATCGCTGGATCGTTAGCACAATCAGGGATTAAGGGAAAAGAAATTGTTGAATATACAGAAAAAGCAAATAAATTAAAGGTTGCATTCGATATGTCTACACAGGAAGCGGGACAGTTTTTAGCAAAAACAAAAGAACAGTTAGGATTAACGAAAAAAGAAGTATTCTCATTTGCTGATACTATCAATTATATGTCTGATAATACCGCTTCTGTTGCTGCACAGCTAGTGGATTTTTCTCAGAGAGTAGGTTCTGTGGCAAGGACTGCTAATGTATCAAAAGAAGCAAACATCGCATTAGGGGCAACTCTAATTGCGACAGGTACAGAGGCAAATGTTGCGGCGACAGGGATAAAACAGTTATATTTGGAGCTTGGAAAAGGGGCAGATACCAAGAAAAAAGCAAATGCTTTTGAGTTTTTAGGAATAAATGGAGAGACTTTAGCGCATGATATGGCAAGAGATGCCGAAGGAACAATTCTGAAAGTTTTAGAAAAAATAAAGAGTTCTCACGCTGGAGATAAAATAGGATTATTGACTGATATATTTGGTGAACAAGCTGCGAATAGTATAGCTACATTGGCAAACGACACTGATAAGTTAAGAGAAAATTTGTCAAAAGCAAAATCAGAAATGGCTAACGACGCTGTTGAAAATGAGTATAAAAAAAGGATGGAAACATTGGGAACACAATTGAAAATTGCTAAAAACCAAATGATGAATGTTTTGGCGGATTTAGGAATGGCTCTAGCACCTACTATAAAAAGTGCATTGGAAGCTTTAACACCGATGATAAAGAAAATGGCTGAATGGATAAGACAAAATCCGAAGCTGGCATCAGGAATTATGAAGGCAGTAGCTGGCTTTGCTGTGCTATCAATTGGAATTGGTGGAGCTACAAAAGTATTTTCTCCTTTATTTAGTGCAATATCAAAAGGGATTCTGATATTTGATAAATTTAAAGCGGCAGGGAGTTTTGCAGAAGGATTTAAAACGGCATTTCCTGTACTGAGTAAAGTTGGAAGTGTTTTAAAGCCACTTGGAAAAGCTGGATTTAATGGATTGGTAAACGGAGTTAAAGCGGGCGGAAGTGCTTTTAAAACAATGTTAAATCCGATAAATATGGTAAAGTTTGCTTTTAATGGACTGAAATTAGGTGGAAGTTCAGCTATTAAGATATTTAAGTTAATGTTAAATCCTTTTAAAATGTTGCGAGGTGCAATAGGAATAATAAAAAGTGTAGGCATAGCGATAAAAATGGCATTTTTAGCAAATCCTGTTGGAGTTATAATAGGAGCAATTGTTGGATTAATAGCGATATTTGTAATACTTTACAATAAATCTACGTGGTTTAGAAATGGAGTAAATAATGCGATGAAACAAATAATGCCGCACGTCAAAGAATTAGGAAAAACAATAAAACAAGGAATAGGGCAAGCGATAACCTGGGTTTCAAATAAGATGAAACAGGCTGGACCTCACATGAGGAATGTATGGAACAGTTTAAAACCTGTGTTATCTGTGATAGGAACAATAATAAAAGTTGTAATTATTGTAGCAATAAGATTAGTGATTTCAACAGTAAGAGCTTTAGGGTCCACATTTAAGTTTTTGGCAACTGTAGCTGGCGGCGTTTTCAAAATGATTAGTAGTGCAATAAAAACTGCTATAGCCATTTGGAAAGGAGTATTCAATTTATTTATAGCATTTTTTACAGGAAAATGGAATGAAATTCCTGGAATTGTATCAGGTGTTTGGGAAAGCGTAAAATCAGGAATTAGTGGATTTGTCAATGGTGCAAAAAGTATTTTGAATGGATTATTTGATTGGTTTAAGAATCAATGGAACAATTTAAAAAGTTTAGTTTCTGGCGGACTTGGAGCTGTTGGTGGATTATTTGGTAAAAACGCAGCTGGAACAAACTATTGGGAAGGTGGATTAACAACTGTTGCAGAACGTGGAGCAGAATTAATTCAGATACCAGGCAAACCAGCCTTTCTAGCTGAAAGTGAAATGCTTTTGAATCTTCCGAAAGGTACGAGAATACTTAATAATTCTCAAACTAGAAGCACCTTGAGGGATAAAGTTGCTAATTTAAGAGATAGAGTAAGTAATTTAAAAGGTGGTAATTCTTATGCTGGAAACAATTATTCGATAACTATAAATGTAAATGGTGGAAATCCATCGGAAGTCGAAAGAATTGTAAGGAAAGTAATAGCAGGAGATATAAACAAAAGAGAAAGGACGGCATTTGGATAATGGCAAAGGTAAAAGTGTATAGAACAGTTTCAGGTGACACTTGGGACTTAATTTCTTACAAAGTCTATGGAAGTGAAGGGTATTTCCATGATTTGATAAGAAACAATTTAAGATTAATTGACATTGCCATTTTCGATGCCAATATTCCTGTTATTATTCCTGAAATTGCTGATGAAGAAAATGATAACGATGAGCGTTTGCCACCTTGGAAAAGAGGTGAATAGAAGTGACTTTTGCTAGAAATATAAGAGTTGTGGTAATTTTTAATAAAGTTGATATTTCTGATGAGATAGCCCATTCTATTTCATCTCTAAACTA